ACGACACCTGCCGCGGCCGCATCGACGCGCTGAGGGAATTTTTCGAGGGGGCCCCTTGATGACCGCCGCGATCATCCCGGACATGCAGCGCCGCCTGGCGGTCCAGGCCGCCGACCGCGCCTACGAAGCCCTGCGCTGGGATCTCGGCGACAGCTACGAAATGGCCTCGGCGCTGCGCCGGCTGGCGCATGAATGCTGGATCGCCGGATACGAGCAGGGCCTGCAGTCCCGGCCGGAGGCGCCCGAGTGACCGACCGCGCCTTCCGTTCCGCCCCGGCCCGCGGCACCGCCTGCGGTGTCGGCGCCCTAACGCCGGTCATGGCCGCTGCGATCCCCGCGGTGCGGGGCCCCTCTCCGCTATGACCGACGTTTTCGACCGCGCCACCGAGATCGAGGAGGCCCAGCGCGAGGATGCGCTGGAGCAGCACCGCCACCGGCGCCGGCTGACGCCGACCGACTCGTCCCGCGAATGCCGCATCTGCGACGAACCGATCCCCGAAGAGCGCCGGCGTGCCGTGCCCGGCTGCTCGACCTGTTTCGACTGCCAGCAGGACCTCGAGCGCGGCCTGTGGAGCGCCGCATGCTGATCACCCTCGAACTCTCCCAAATCATCACCCTGGGCCTCGCCCTGGCCGGCGGCATCGCCGGCTTCGGCAAGCTCCTGCTCAGCCAGTTCGAGAAGCGCCTCCGGGAACGCTTCGCCGAGCAGGACAAGGCCCGCGCCGCCGGCCAGAGCGCCCTGCGCGAGATCTTCGAGCAGCACATGATCGAGGAGCGCAAGAACAGCGACGCCCTGCAGTCGCTGGAGCGCGACTTCCTGCGCTTCCAGGCCGAACTGCCCCTCCATTACGTCCGCCGCGAAGACTACGTGCGCGGCCAGACCGTTATCGAAGCCAAGCTCGACGCCCTCTACAACAAGCTCGAGATCGTCCAATTGAAGGGAGCCGCCCATGGCTGACCACGCCAAGATCCGCCGCGAGAGCATGCGCTGGAACCTCCTGCTCACGCTCAACCGCGCCCGCCCGCACACCACCAACGAGCGCTTCCTGCTCGACGTGATGCGCGACCTCTACGCCGACGCGACCATGCTCGAAGTCCGCCGCGAGCTGGACTACCTGGCCGACCGCGACCTGGTCGAGCTCAACAAGTCGCCCGCCGGCACCTGGTACGCCGACCTCACCCGTTACGGCGTCGACCTCGCCGAATACACGGTCGAGTGCGACCCGGGCATCGCCCGGCCGGCCAAGTTCTGGGAGGAGTGAGATGCCCTCCGCAATGAATATCCCCCGCGGCAGTGCGCAGCGCCCGGGAGGGGCACCGGCCCCCTCCGGGCGTGGCGGCAGGAGGGCATGATGGGCCGCCAGTCCAGCATCACCGCGCTCCCGGACGACGTTCGCCGCTGGCTGGAGCGCGCCCTCTCGGACCAGAACTTCAGCGGCTACGAGGCGCTGGAAGCCCTGATGCGCGACAAGGGCTACGCCGTCAGCAAGAGCGCCATCCACCGTTACGGCCAGAAGATCGAGCGGCGCATGGCCGCCATCAAGGCCAGCACCGAGGCCGCCAAGCTGCTCACCGAAGCCGCCGGCGACGACCAGGACGCGCGCAGCGAGGCCGTCATCGCCCTGGTGCAGACCGAGATGTTCGAGTCGATCATCGCCATCCAGGAAGCGGGCGACGATGAACTGAACGCCTCCGACCGGCTCGGGCTGATGTCCAAGGCCGCCAAGAACATCGCCACGCTGGCCCGGGCGTCGATCGCGCAGAAGCAGTTCAAGACACAGGTGCGGGCCAAGGCCGCCGAAGTGGCCGACAAGGCGGCACGGTTGGCCAGCAAGGGCGGGCTGTCGGCCGAGAGCGTTGCCGAGATCCGCCGCTCCATCCTCGGGATCGCCGCGTGAGCGTTAACAACCCGCTCCTCGATACCCCGCCGGCGGCCGCCAGTAACGCACCGCCGCCGGCGCTGCTGCCCTACCAGCAGGCGTGGATCGCCGACGATTCGCAGCTCAAGGTGGCCGAGAAGTCGCGCCGGATCGGCCTGACCTGGGGCGAGGCGGCCGACGACGTGCTGATCGCCTCACGCGCTGACGGCTCCAACGTGTTCTACATCAGCGCCACGCAGGACATGGCCATCGAGTACATCGAGGCCTGCGCCATGTGGGCGCGCGCCTTCGATCTGGCCGGCTCGCAGATCGCGGAAGGCATCTTCCACGATGCGGGCGACAAGGAAATCAAGACCTACAAGATCGAGTTCCCGAAGTCGGGCAAACGTATCGTGGCCCTCTCCAGCCGCCCGGCCAACCTGCGCGGCAAGCAGGGCGTCATCGTCATCGACGAGGCGGCCTTCGCGCCCGATCTCGCCGGCCTGATCAAGGCGGCGATGGCCATGCTGATGTGGGGCGACAAGGTACGCATCATCTCGACCCACGACGGCGACGACAACCCGTTCAACGAATTGATCCAGGAAGTGCGCGCCGGCAAGCGCGGCGGTACGGTCCACCGCATCACCTTCGACGACGCTGTGGCCGACGGCCTGTTCCGGCGCGTTTGCCTGCGCAAGGGCGTCGAGTGGTCGCAGGCGGCGGAGGATGCCTGGGTGGCGGGCGTCCGCAAGTTCTATGGTGACGACGCGGCCGAGGAACTGGATGTCATCCCCGCCCAGGGCGGTGGCGCCTTCCTGCCGCTCGCGCTGATCGAGGCGCGCATGAAGCCGGGCGTCAACATCGTGCGCGGCAAATGGGCGCCCGATTTTTCCCTGGTGCCCGAACCGACGCGGGCCCGCGAACTGGGCGAGTGGTGTCGCGAACACCTCGCGCCGGCGCTCGCCGAGCTCGACAAGGCGCGGGTGCACGGCTATGGCCAGGACTTCGCGCGAGTCGGCGACCTGACCGTCATCACGGTGCTGGAAGAAGGCAGCGACACGATCAAGCGCGTGCGCCTGGTGGTCGAACTGGCCGGTTGTCCCTACAAGCAGCAGGAGCAGGTGCTCGATTTCATCGTCGACCGGCTGCCGCGCTTTCGCTTCGGCGCCCACGACGCCAACGGCAACGGCGGGCAGATCGCCGAGCATGCGGCCGACCGCTACGGCCACGACCGCATCGACCAGGTGCACCTGACCGAGAAGTTCTACCTGGAGCAGATGCCCCGGCTCAAGGCGCATCTCGAAGACGCGACACTGGATAACCTGCCGCTGGATGACCAGTGTCGCGATGATCTGCGGGCAATCCAGAAGATCAACGGCATCCCGAAGATCCCCAAGGCCAAGACGCAGACCGCCGACGGCCGCAAACTGCAACGCCACGGCGATTTTGCCGTCTCGCTATTTCTCGCCGATTACGCCATGCACACCGAGCTGGCCGGCCTGTGCACCGGCTTCGAATCCATCGCCCGCCGTCCGGCCCCGGGCAGCCGCGACGATGACCACGGCAGCCTCAGCCGCCGCATGTTCTAAGGACCCCCCATGGCAAAAATCCTCGACCAGTACGGCCAGCCGCTCGACCGCCAGGTGCTCTCCGAGCCGCAGACGGCGCGCGTCGCCGCCTTGGCCAATACCTACATCGAAAGCCAGCTCGCCGGGCTGACGCCCGCCCGGGCCGCCGCCATTCTCGCCCAGGCCGACGCCGGCGACATCGTTGCCCAGCACCGCCTGTTCGAAGACATGCTCGATCGCGACGCCCATGTGCTGTGCGAATTCGACAAGCGGCGCATGGCGCCGACGGCGCTCGACTGGTCGATCGAGCCGCCGGCCGATGCCAGCGCCGCCGAGAAGAAGGCGGCAGCGTGGGTCGAAGATGTGCTGAAGAATGCGGTCGACGATCTGGAAGACCTGATTTCCACGATGATGGATGCCGCCGGCCATGGCTTCGCGCCCATCGAGCTTGAATGGCAGCTGCTGGATGGCCAGCGCATCCCCCGCTTCCACCCGCGCCCGCAGGACTGGTTCCGGCTGTCGCACGACCGCCGCGAACTGCGCCTCGCCGACGGCAGCGCCAGCGGCGCCGCGCCGGCCCCGATGGGCTGGATCATGCACCAGCACAAAAAGGCGAAGACCGGCTATCTCGCCCGCTCGCCGCTGTTTCGCGTGCTGGTCTGGCCGTTCATCTACAAGAGTTACTCGGTCGGCGACCTGGCGGAGTTCCTCGAAACCTACGGCCTGCCGATCATCCTCGGCAAGTATTACCAGGGCGCGCAGCCGGACGAGAAGGCCAGCCTGATGCGCGCGGTGACGGCGCTCGGGCACGACGCCCGCGCCATCATGCCCAAGGAAATGGAGATCGAGATCAACAAGGTCAGCGGTTCCGGCGACGGCGCCCCGCATCTGGCGATGATCGACTGGGCCGAGCGCGCGCAGAGCAAGGCCATCCTCGGCCAGGTGCTGAGCGCCGAGGCCAAGGCGACCGGCATGGGCAGCGGCGTCGCCGACCTCCAGGGCGAGGTGCGCCGCGATATCCTCAAGAGCGACGCCCGCCAGTTGGCCGGCACGCTGACCCGCGACCTGGTCTATCCGCTGATCGCCATCAACCTGACCGGCATCGACGGCCTGCGCCGCTGTCCGCGCTTCGCCTTCGACCTCGGCGAGGCCGAAGATCTGGCGCTCTACGCCGACGCGCTCCCCAAGCTGGCACAAGGCGGCGCGCAGATCCCGGTTTCGTGGGTACATGAGAAACTGTGCATCCCGCAGGCCGGTGAGCAGGAAGCGGTTTTCGGCAGCCCGGCAAAGTCCGACGTGCCGCCGGCCGCCGGCGGAAACAGGCCTCCCCCTGCCCAGGCTGCATTGCGCGCCCAAGCCGCCGATCCCGACCCGATCCGCGACACCGCCGACAAGATGACGCCGGCCCTGGCCGCTGGCGCCCAACCGGTCGTCGACCGCTGGCTCGCCGAGATCGAGGCCATGCTGGCCGGAGCCGACAGCCTGGAGCAATTCCGCGAACAGTTGCTGGCGCGTTACGACAGCCTGCCCGCTGACGACCTGGTCGAGGTCATGGCCGCCGCGCTCGCCGCGATCGAGCTGCGCGGCCGGGCGGAAGTGCTGGCGGAGGCTGCGGGTGGCAACTGATTCACTCGATCTCGATGTCCTTTATATACAAGGCATCCGGGGAGAATATCGGACACCAGTCACACTCCCGGCGCGCAGCCTCAGACATGAACCGACCCTTGAGATTGGCAGCCGTCTCGGTCTTGTCGTAAGACCACATGCGACCCACCCGCTGACACGGTATAAGCCGCTCCCTGACCTTTCGCAGGGGGGGCTGTGTTGGAATTTCTCCGGGAAGGCGTATCTGGAGAATCGTAAACGATGGCGAGTCGTCGTTTATGACGGTGTGACACCACGAAGACTGTGGGTCAACGGTCAGCGCCTTGAGAAAGCAGTGCAGCGTTTCGGTTATTTTCGTTCCCCATGCGACGGGCCTGCCGTTGATAAACGGCATGACACCCTTCAGGCCAGAGAGGCAGTCCATGGTCATCAACGTTTTCCGGATTTGGTCTTCGTCTCGGCCGAATACGGCGAAATGCCAGTCCGCCCCGTCGATCGTTCGGTGTTCGAAATAAATCGCCGACCGTGCAATAGACAGTCCGAGGCCGAAGTTTCTGGCTTTGGAGGCCGGGAAGATGACGCTGGCAAGGGAATCTTGTCGCGCCTGGGCAATATCAAATCGTCTGGTTACAAGATCGTTTGTCATGATTTCCGATAGCCCTCCGATAAGGTTCGTCTTCCCCGGAAAGAACGAGGATGGTACGCCATTTCTTGCGCCGTTCCAGGAGCAGATCGACTTCTTCCGGAACAAGGTCAACCTGCCGAGCGAGCGCTGGGACGACATCTGGCAGGCCGCGCATGATCGCGGCTTCGTCGTCGCCGGGGCGAGCAAAGCCGACCTGCTGGCCGATCTGAAGCGCGCCGTCGACAAGGCGATCACCCAGGGAACGTCGCTTGAAACCTTTCGCGCCGACTTTCGCCAGATCGTGTTCAATCGTGGCTGGACCGGCTGGACCGGCGAAGGCTCGGCGGGCGGAGAAGCCTGGCGCACCAGGGTCATCTGGGAGACCAACCTGCGCACCAGCTACGCCGCCGGCCGCTGGGCGCAGCTCAACGACCCCGGCCTCAAGAAGCTGATGCC